TTGTTCTTGCGCGCGTCGATCTGCCGTCAATTTAAGAAGGTTTTCTAGTGCCTTATCTGCCCCAGGAATCAGCGACATCATCCCAGTGATCTCGAGCTTCGCCGCCTCTGGATCCGCTTTGATGGCGTCAATTCTGGACTGCAACTCCTGCTGCACCTCTGGGTTGCCTTCGTAAGCCTGTTTTTGTTGCTCAAGAGCAGATATTGCCCGCTCTGGTTTGTTAGCGTGCAAGGCAAAGACGATCGGAGACAGCTTCCCAATTGCGGCGCGGTTCTTGGACTCGTCACCTTGCGCCATCATCTTCATGATGACCTCGGCCTGGTCTTTGTTGCCAAGCAACGCCGCATTGCGATAGTCGTCAGGCGTAACGTCAGGCGCGTTGAGCCGATCAAACGCCGCTTGACGCTGCTGTTGCAATAGCGCGGCCTGTTGTGCCTTTTGCTGATCCGCAATAGCTTGAGCCTGGGCCTGTTGCATACGGGCTTGCAACTCCAGACCTTGCATCTGACCCGTGAACGCTTCTTGCTCGACCTGCATCGGGCTTTTCAGGCCAAGCGAATAGTTTAAAGGCTGAGCCATCTTTATAGTCCTTGCGCTTGGCGCCGATACATCTCAGTCTGTTGTTTGTACAGGTCCTGCATCTGGTTATACATCGCATTAGCCCGCTCTTGACCGGCAATTTGTGATGGGACGTTGAATAGCTGGCCAATTCCCTGAGCCGTGCCAAGCGTGCCGCCTGCCTGCGCCTGGCCTTGTTGAGCGAGTAGATTCCCGATATTGGACGCCATGCCCATCCCGCCTTGGCCTTGCATGGCCGCCGACGATTGCCCCATCCCGGCCAGTTGCGTCGTAACTCCTAGCCCGGTGCCTGCAAACCCACCTAGGCGCTGATACTGCTGGTCGATGAGCTGCTGAAGCATCGCGGGCCGAAACTGTGCCAATGCGGCCTGAACATTCCCGCCACGCAGCCCGCCCGTAGCCGATGCGCGCTGCAAGATGGCCTCTTCGCCTTGTTTGGCAAGCGACTGGTAGAGCGGAGACTGCTCAAGCGCTGAGATAGCCTGCTGCTGCTGTGGCTGGCCTCGCAATCCCGCCAATGCCTGCTGTTGTTCAAAAGCTTGCAACCCTGCCTGCTGGAACGGTGCGAAACCACCAAGCGCTTCGGTGCCCGCCTGCTGAAATGGCGCCAAACTCGCACGCATGGCCTCAAATTGCCGGCGTTGTTCCTCGATGCCAGCTTGTGCCGCCGCCGCTTGCTGACCGCTTGCACGTTGAGCTGCGGAGCCCTGCAACAATGATCCGCCCACTTGGGTCGCAACCTGCCCTATCGGAGATCCAAGCCAACCCAATAACCCTGAACTCGCTCCTGCTGCAGATCCTGCTCCGGCTCCTAATGATCCAACGAGCTTCGACGCACCAGCTAATAATCCTGGCCCCAATAATGCCCCTCCAGTGGCTATGGCGGCTGCAGGCAAGGCAATTGGCTTGATGAAATTGTCACGCAGCTTTGTCCATGCAGACATAATCAATCCTCCTCGCGCTCTTCCCACGCCTTGCACACGCGTAGGTTGTGGCAGATAAAGTCAAACTTCTCGCAAAACCCACGGCCACCCGCCCCGGTGTCGTACTTGTTGAGCGGGATGCGCTCCATCTTGGCCTGGAACATCGTGTCGTTTTGGAAATACTCGCAGTTAGCGCAAAATCGCCGGCGCGCTTCCTTGTCGGACACTTGCCACGCCTTCGCCAACTTGGACCAAAACGGGCCATTGGCGTCAGGCTCGATCGACGGGACAATCGGGCCTAACGACCATTCATCGATGACCGTCTGAGTGTTTTTCTTGTTCTCGGGAGTCGTTACGAAAGGTTCTTCGACCTTGATCCCGCCGAATCCCTTAAACATCAGAGCGGGCAACCTGTCCTTGCTCATCAGGTGATCTCCTGGCCGCTTACGCGAATACTAAGGGCCGATGCAGCGCTGGCGATTGTCGACAAAAACCCGCCAGACTCAATGACCTGTCCGGATAACTCGGGGCACAGGTACGTCTCCCCTGGCACGATAGTCTTGGTATTGATGATCCGGTTTGTATTGGTTGCGCTTCCAGCCGGCGGAACTACGTTCACCGACACGGTGCGGTTTACCGTGTCGTTATTGGTGATGGTGGCTTTGGTGATCAACGCACGGCAGTTTGTGGCGGTGTATTGCGTCGTCTGGACGTTTTCCAGGTACTTCGAGTCTAGTAGTGCTTTGGTAATGACAGCCATGATTCACCCTTAATCTGCCGTGATAACGCTTAAAATCGCCGAAGGTATTCCAGGAACCGGAGCCGCAGCAGCCTGTGCGAGCATCTGCACGGTTATATCGCTAACAGACCACATCAACTCGAAATAATCGCCGGCCTTTAGCTTGACCGCAAAGTTCCATGCTGCCACCAGTTCTCCATCCGTGCCTTTCAGGCGTACCTGGCTGGCAGAATTGGCAATGTCCGTCCCGTTAACCCTGTACCAGACAAATATCAGATGGCTGCTGCCGCTAGTGTTGTCGAGCTGCGCGGAGAACTGAAAATTGTAGACCGCTTCGGTGTCAACATAAACCCGCGACGTTGGTGACCCAATGTATACGCCTTCGGACAGGTCTGTCGTGTTGAATGTTATCGCGTATGCCGTATTAATAACAGCGGCAGTTTGTGTTGTCGTGTCGTAGAAATTACCGAGTCTGCGGCGCTTTGGCGGGGTTTGTACAGTCACCAGGCTAGACAATCCGTCGATCTCGTCTTGTAGTCGCTTGAGACGGCCAGTAATGGTCTCATCCTGGCGCGATTCGATGCCATGCACGTCTGCTGCCAACTCAATCAGTTGGGCGGTCAGTTGGTCGGTTGCGGACTGTAGTGATCCGATCTGTGCCGTTACAGCCTGGCCGAGCGCGTTAATCAGGCCAGCGGCCTCTTGTGCCTGTGACTCACCTATGCCTGCATCTGTGTCGATGGCCGGCAAAATGACGGTGACTGTCTGATCGACTGCGGAGAATAGCTTCTCGAATTGCTTGATCTGCTCCGGGTCTTTCAGAAACGTGGCAAGTTGGTCACGTGTTAACCCGAGTTTGTTAGCCATCAGTTAGCCAAAGCCTCGATTTGCGCCTCCAGCCTAGCGATAGACAAATGCGTCTGTGTGTCGCCTTGAAACCGTTGGACGCGAAAGTTACGCATGAACCCTTGCTGGAACCATGCAAGCCGCTTGTTTCTATCCCCGATTGCACCGGCCTTGATGAATTTAGATTGGCTCCAGGTCACGCCATCGGTTGAGTAGGACGTCGACAACGTGGGGTCCACTCCAGACACCACGCGCCCGGTCAATGCCGCCAACTCGATCTGATGAATGATAGCGCCTTTGCCGCCGTTGTACAGGATGAAGGTGCCAAACTCCCACCGTACATGCGCGCCCCAGTGAGTTCCAATTGACTGGGTAAGCGTGCCAAACGTGGTCGAGGCTGGATCCGCTGCCCACCACTTGTCGTAGACCCACACTAGGTTGCGCGCTTTGTACTGGGCAAAGCTGGCGCTGAGCGTGCTGGTATGCACCGTCCATATCTGAGCGCTGAGGGCTGCCGAGGCGGTGGCGTCGTAAATCAGAGTCCGGTCTGGCAGGTGCACATACAGTAGGCGCTGGGCCTTGTCGTTGCGCGCCTCGAGCTTGACGCTGGCCAACTGCGCTTCGGTGTAGTTAAGCAGCAGACGATCGACTTCTTGCGTGCTTATCTGCTGAGCACGTCCGTTGGCTGCGACATAGATCGACGGGGCCTCGTTACGCCCGCCACCAAGGAATGCGATTGACTCCTCGTACACGCAACAAGCGTGAGTCCCGACGCAGCCCTTCTGCACCTGCGCACCGTCAATCCGCTGAAACGGAAAGAAGTCGCCGCCGATGTTGTCGAACACCTCGATGGTGTGGCGGTTGAGCGCGTAGACCTCATTACGGAGTTTAAGCAACGCAACGACGCTATCAGGGTCGACCTCGCTAGAACCGTACTTGAGCGGATTAACTGACAGCGGATCTGTTAACTCCGTAACCACCAGGCTCGTGCCGTCAGTGGTCATAAAGTAACCATCGACCCACACAACATCGACCACCGTGCCCAGGTCAGGGTCTAGCACCTGCTGCAGCGACGTGCCGTTCCAATAGTACAGATTATTGTTCGAGGCGATGGCTAGGCGGTCAAAGCTGTAGTCAAAGGTGACAAGCTGATCGGTACCTCCGACACTGCCAAGCACAGTGACTGCCCCTGCGCTTGATATACGCACCAAGGAGCCGCCCATCACGCGATAGTGCTGGCCTTGCCACTCGATGCCACCGCGGTCGACTCCAGGGCCTGTTCCGACGCTTACAAGGCCATCGGCAGGGCGCAGGTATGAGTTGCTGATGCCGTTCGATCCTGGCACCACCAGTAGATTGACAGGGTAGGACGCTCGGAAGTCTGCCGCTCCGTCGGTGTAGACGCCGCTGAGAATAGGGATATCCACTAGGTCACCATTTTGATGCCGAACTCCACCAGGCCGCGCTCATCTTGCCCTTGGCAATGTTGGCGGCATGGCGAGCTTTGAATGACTTCCGACGTGCTTTGTCTGCTGCCGATTCACCGGGCTTTGCAGGCGAGCCGCTGACCCCTTGCTGACCAAACCTAATCGTTTTGATCTTGTCGCCTTCCTTGGCCACGACCACGTGCGACTTGGTTGGGTGCGACGGCGTGCGCTTGGGCTTGTTATAGCCTGACACGCCGACGCGAGCTAGGCGGGGGTCTTTGGCGGCTGGCATTATGCGAGGGCCTCTGACGATGCAAACCAGTCCGGATTGTATTCCTCCTCGACAAAGCCAGTCACGCCAATCATGAGGGCGTCGGATGGCTTCGGGAATACTGACTTGGAGTCGGTCACGCGCTGCTGCGGGACTGCCCATGCGGTCGTGTAACCGCTTTGTGTGTCGAGCTGTTGCGTTGCTGCGTTCTT